TCTTTTTTCTTCTTTTTTGGCTTTGGTACTGGCGGGGACTTTCTTTCGTGGTCTTTTAAGAATTCGGCTAACGCTTTTTTTATTTCTTCTTGCTGATCTTCTTGGCCTAACGATGATTTAACCCACTGAACCCGCACATTGCCATCTTGGTCGTATAAGGTACTAACACCCTTAGCCACATAACCGTCTGGCACTGTCCTAAACATATCATGCTCTGGCGACCAACCTCTTTTTGCTGCGTTTTTCTTCACTGTAGCGATACAGCGTTGAACGCTACGCACATTTACATCCAATGACTTAGCTGCGGCAGTGTTATTACCGCACTTAATACACTCAGTTATAATCTGCTTCTGCCTTTCCGATACGCAATACTGTAATAGAGATTCCATTTTACATTTCCTCGCTATCTAACATGGTTTCTAGCATCATCATGTTGCACATTGATGAAATTGTCTCGATATACGCCTTCGCAACTGTATAGCTGTTTAAACTTTCAATGTCTAAACCATGAATCAGCTTGATCTTGTTGACAACATTTTCGCTATCATCAGTTCCAACCGCTAAAATCAAGTATTGCTCGCAATTAAAATTATCTTCCTGATTACTTTGCAAAACTTCTAGCAAGATTTCGTCAAACTCTCCTAGATTTTCCTTTTTTACTACGCCTTTCAAGTCAATTATCTTTCCCATGATGTCCTCACTTTATTTTTTTAGGGTTTGCGTTCCATCGATCAGGCCAAGCTGGGCAGGGCCATCCTTTTTCTGTTACTAACCATCGGTGTAGAATGTTATAAACGTCATTGTGCTCATCTATCGCAAGATCTTCTGTGAAAGCCTTTCTGACAACAACAGCCTGGACAGGCTTCCATAGATTCTCTTTAACAGTTAGCTTTTGCCAAGGTATTTCAAAGCCTTCCTTCATAGCGGCCAAAACAACCCTTTGATCAAGCCCTGCGGCATTTAATTCTTCGGCTAGTAATCCACACCATAAGTGAAAAGAATTCCTCTGAGCGTCAGTTTTAGGCCTTTTTGAGCCATCTATGGGTGTTATTGTCACCATGTAGCCATCTTTGCAGTATTCGATAGGCGCATTTAGTATTGCTGAGTGTAATTGACCCTTTTCTGCGACTTTAAACTCTATCATCGTTACCACCACGCAGGTAATACAAGAACCCTTCCGAGCATTGCGTACAAGCTAATTCTTCTTCTGACAGTGAAGTACCTTCAGTTCTGCGCCTAACAAACTTGTCAACTTCTTGACGATGCACGCCAACAGCTTCGGCAATCTCAGTGTAGTTAAGCTCGGTATGATCCAACAACTTAATCATCCTGCGTTCCATTCCATCACTTAATTTCATAACCCTTCCTCCTTAATTACACGCTTAACGTAGTCAGCATCAACGCCGCAAACCTCTGCGTGCCATAAGTCACCCCGTAAGTAACCTGCTGCATTATTAATTAGTTTACGCTCTTCTTCACTAGGACTTCGCATCATCACTTGATCCCAGTTATGTACATCAATCAACGCTAACTCGATAACTGATAGCATTAACTTTTTCTCTCCTGATACCCAAGAGTCTGATTCTTGATCATATCCAAACAGCGGAGCCAAGCGTTTAACGACGTTATGAATTTTAATAAAATTATTACGCCATTTAAGATTTTTAGTCTTACCTGCTCGGCTCTGTGTTGTCATAGATTTAGTTTGCCATCCCAAATTTGTGTAACTAACTTGGTTTTTCGGCTCTCCATATTTAAACTGTTTATGTGCCATCCATGCACGCTACTGTTACTGAGTAGCGGTGCGCTATAAATTAAACCACCGTTCTCCATAGATCGTAACATACGATTAATATCGCTAGGTCTTTTATCTAAAACCTCTGCGTACTGTTTTGCAGTCTTACCGCAATTATCTTTTACTAAAACATAAAGAGCTTTGCGGATCGGACTCTTCATTTCTTCTAAATATCTTTTCTGATGTGCGTTAGTAATCATCTACAGTACCCTCCAATGGCATCGCTCTGCCTTCTATACTCGTAAATTGCATACTGTCCTTGTGAAAGTATAGTCCAAAATCTAATTCTGTGCCGTCTTGCCTATTTTTCACAAGTTTAAGATAAACATCAGGCTCACCTATAAATTTTTCATTATGCGCCTTTCCAAGTGCTCGCAATGCCAGTGCTTTTTCTCTTTGCTTATTCCTAAACACTACAAAAACTTTATCCGCTAAGTCTGCAATCTCACCTGCGCCACGAATACTAAACTTTCCAACCTGCTCATTCTCATCGCTGCCTTTTCTCATATGACAAACAAGGTGAATGTGCATTCTGTGCATCTTTGCTGCGGCCCGCAACTGATTAACAAACTCTGCCTGTTGGCTGTAGTCCTCTCGACCAACGCCACACATCGTTAAACTATCAATCACAAGATGATCAATATCTAATTCTGACCCTGCGTAATGTACAAGGCCAAGTACACGCTCCTGCGGGACTTTATCTAAGCAATCATAAATATGACCTACATCCTTCATCCTATCTAACCAGCCAAGTGCAAACTCTTTTGATGGAGAACAACCTGCTGCTTGACTACACATCCACTGCAAGGTTTCTTCAGGCTTCATCTCCATAGACGCAACCAACACTCTGCGACCTCTAGCCATCAGGTAAGTGCATACGTTTGAAAGTAAAAGAGTTTTTCCATGCCCGTTAATGCCACTCCATACGGAGAGCTGGGACTCGCCCAATCTCACTGCGTTGTGAGTTTTAGACCAAGGTAGTTTATCGCCAACCAACCCTGAGCCATGACTCATCTGATGCACCAACCTATCGCCATAGGAGTCAAAGCTGCCAATTTCTTGACTCTCTTGATGTCCTATGAAGCTAAGTAGCTCCTTATCGCTAATATCTATCTTTTGCATTTCTCTCTCCTGTCAAGGACACATAACACGTTTAATTGTCCGATGATTGAATTTTCTAAACTTTCATGGAATATTCAATCGGTAATTTATTAAAAAATAGTTTTCTTACCGCTAGTAAACAAATACTTCTTGTTCAGTTTCTATCCAGACTGTTGCACCGCAAGATAAAGGACTGTTTGGTCTACTCACAACCTTCGCTATTACATTGCGATCATCATCCAGAATATCTGCCTGGAAGCTTTTTCTATTTTGCTTGTAATCTTTAACTGTTAATGGCGGTTTTAACTCGCTTTCAGGATTCTTTTTGTTATATCTAACATTGTGTTGATTAACGTGTATTCTAGTTTTCATATCTATACCTTTAAATGACTCACTTTTATCGGCATAACCTAACGATAGTTCTGCCGCTATACCCATATATTTTCTGTTGGTGCACTTGTATCACCTTTCCTAATCGTCAACACATCCCATTTCTCCCTCAACTTCGCAGGTGAAAGGATGTTTGACTTCCAGAAGCTATCGCTATTGGCAAACCTAAACAAATCCATAATGTCGAAATGCGTATGACCATCTGATTCACGCATAAGACGTATAGTATTTGCCCAAGATTCCATTGATGGTTTTTTGTGCTTTGGATTCAACGCAAGAAGCAAGTTATAGATGCTTTCTGCGGTTTCTAAATCACCATTTTCATAGCGTAGGTTCTTTTTAGGTTTAGTTTTAGGTTTGTGTCCCAAATTTGGTACTGCTTTTGGGGAAATTTGGGCTACCCCCTGTCCCATATTTGGTACTGCCTCTACCGCTAAGAAATACTGATTACTTGATCCCTCCACTTTAATTCTACTGAGCACTTCTTGATCGCTTAAAACCTTCAACGATTTAAGAATTGTTTTCCTGTCTAGCGATGTTTTCTTACAAATGTAATTCACACTGGGATTGCACTGACCAGTATCTGCGTTATGGCAATCTGCCAAGCACAGCAGGACGAGCTTTTCCGATGAAGGCACTTCTACCTCCCAAGCCCAGAATGTCGCTCTAGCGCTCAATGAGAGCCTCTCAGAGCCATAAACGATTCCATCTCTGTCTTCTTATCTTCCTTACTCTGCTTTTTACCATTCTTGCGCTGCTGGTCAGAGATATGTAGGACAAATTCGTGATAATCTTTATCTTTATGCGGCTTCTTGCGGTAACTTTCTTGGCGATAACCATCTTCGGGGAACAAACTAACCATAGAAATACCAACCGAATCACAAACCTCTTCTACTGAGCAACCTGTCCAGCACTTGATTAGCGTGTTACCAGATGCGCCAACATCAACAAAAAGAGATGGGCTTGAATCATCGTGTGCAGGACAACAAGCTATCCATGACCTCTGATGATCTCTGCGAGGTTTAACCTCCTTAACCATAGCTAACTTAGCGATTAGGCGTTCGACTGACATAATTCACCTCGTAGCTCCTTGATTAGTTTATACTCCCGTAGTCGCTGCTCTGGCACTTCTTCCTTCCACTGGTAGACAGCTTGGACTTTAATACCAAAGTATTCTGCGACCTCATTGGGGGAACCAAAAAAACTTACAATGTCTTCGTAACTTGTTTTCATAAATACCTCTCTGTTGTTGGAGATTGAAATCTAGCTTACAAGATAGGATTTAGCAAGAACTTTTTACATTACAAAAAATTAATTTGTTTTTGCATATAGTTGTACTATGATTAACATTCAATTTCTTGAGGAGGAAAATTGCATGAACAACATCCCAGACAACCCCGCACGAGTAGCACCACCAGAACCACCATCTAATATAAACGCCAAAGAGATTAAGTATGATCTTCTTGATGCTTACTTAGATTCTGACGTACAAGACGGTGCATTCCACGAAGAGCTAGAAAACTACATTATCGAGAACGGCTTAGTCCATCACTGGATGCGTAAGCTGTACACTCGTGAAGCTGACCAAGTGCAGCTCGATATGCAAGACATTCTTAAATCATTTGTATCTGACTATGTGGAGCGTGTGCTATGAAAACTAAAGAATTGGCAGATCAACAAGGTTACTTAGTCGAATCATCACCAGGTGATGCGCAATCGCAATTAGCTTGGGAAGGTTTTGTCGAGGCAGAGCTTATGTCTAACATGGCTCACTACGCCAGAGATCAAAACTATCCTAACGGTTACGAGTTTGGCAAAGCTATGGAAGCGATGGCTTATGAAGTCTGGAAGCTAGTAAACGAGAAGTATAGCGATGAGGTTCCGTTCTAATGGCTATGTATACTTGTGATAACTGTAATGAATTAAAAGACGATGATTGGTCGCCTTGCTCTAATACTAAGACGATGGATTGGGTTTGCGAAGATTGCTTGCCAGAAGTTGAGGAAGAAGAAAATGAATAAGATAATCGTACCTGACGCAGCAATCAGAGAGTTTAACGAGAAGTATGGTAAATACTTACCGCAGCCTAAGCCTAGTGCGCCAGTGATTGATGAAGACGCAATGTATTTAAAGTATATGATGGGAGATACTAATGAACAAAAGTGAACAAGTAGATAAGTTAGCAGCAGC